GGCTACTGAGCCTCGCATACATAGCCCCTACCTCAAGGGTAAATCTCGCGGCGTAGAGATCGCGCAGCTGGCCGACTCTATCGGGATGCCGCTTTTACCGTGGCAAGAGTTTGTAATTAACGATATGTGTACGGTAGACGATCAAGATATGTTTATCCGTAAGACAAATTTAATTCTCTGTAGTAGGCAACAGGGTAAGACTCACCTAGCGCGTATGGTCATGCTAGGGCATATGTTTTTATTCGATAGCCCTAACGTACTCATTATGAGCTCTAATAGATCGATGGCTTTAGACACCTTTAGACAGGTCGCTTACGCTATTGAGAGTAATGACGGTATGCGTAAACAGGTTAAACAGATCCGGTATGCCAATGGCACCGAGTCTATAGAGCTTAAAAATGGGCACCGCCTTGATGTAGTCGCAGCTACACGAGATGGCTCACGTGGCCGTACCGCCTCGCTGTTATATATCGATGAAATCCGCGAAATCTCAGAGGAGGGCTTTAGAGCTGCAACACCTACGACTAGAGCTAAGCCAAACGCTCAAACACTTTTAACTAGCAACGCCGGCGATGCTTTTAGTACGGTGCTTAACGATCTACGCGAAAGAGCTCTTAGCTCACCTCCTAAAACGTTTGGCTTTTACGAGTACTCAGCCCCGCAATTTGCAGCTATTACAGATCGCAGCGCGTGGGCCTTGGCTAACCCGGCTCTTGGCTATACCGTTACTGAGGAGGCCCTCGAGGAGGCGGTAGCTACGCAGCCAATAGAGACGACTAAGACCGAGTTACTTTGTCAATGGATCTCGAGCACTCAAAGCCCATGGCCGCATATGAGCGTAGAAAATGCTGGCGATAAGGATCTAAAAATGTCACCGGGGCCTCTTACTATATTTGCCTTTGACGTGGCACCATCTCGGCGCGATGGCTCGCTAACGATGGGCCAGCTATTGCCCGATGGCCGTATAGGGGTCGCCGTGTTAGAGACTTTTCATAGTGATGTAGCTATTGATGAGCTGTATATGGCCGATCATATTGCCAAATGGTGTAAAGAGTTTTACCCTCGATCTGTCTGTTACGACAAGTACACTACCGCCTCTATTGCTAAACGCCTTGAGGTAAACGGCATACAGATTACAGACATATCAGGCCAAAAGGGGTATCAAGCCTCAGGAGATCTACATCAAGCTCTCTCAAATAATCGCCTTGTGCACTCCGGCCAAGATGAGCTCGTGAGTCATATGGCTAATTGTGCCGCTAAAGAGTCGGCCGATAGCTGGCGTATTGTGCGGCGTAAATCGGCAGGGCCCGTAGATATAGCTATCGGCCTAAGTATGATCGTGCATATTCTTAATCAACCGATGGGTGAGGCTAAAGTTTACAGTTAGAGACACGCCGAGAGTAATCGGATATGTGCTTGACTTTTTGAGAAAATCGCCTCCATGGGAATACTCCAAACTCTAGGTATTAAGTCAGCTGAAAAGCCGACTATTGAGGCCCAATATGCACCTGCCGTAATGAGCACACAGTACGGATATGGATCGTTTAACACCGGCGTAGGTACTGGATTTAATGCCGGTATAGATCGTAATTTTGCCTTACAAGTAGCAAGTGTTAGCCGCTGTCGTAATTTAATTGCCGGCGTTATCTCCGGTATTGATTTAGCACTATACAAAAAATCTACAGGAGAAAAATTAGGCTCGCCTGTTTGGTTAGAGCAACCTGATCTACGCCAACCTCGCAGCGTTACTATCGCTGCAACAGTAGATAGTTTAATTTTTTACGGCACCGCTTACTGGCGTGTTACATCTTTGTATGCAGATGATGGGCGACCATCCGGATTTGAGTGGGTAGCTAATAATCGCGTTACTTACACTACAAATAAATACGGTACAGAGATCGAGGATTATTTTGTCGATGGTATTAAAGTACCAATGGGCGGTATCGGATCTCTTGTAACTTTCCAAGGTTTAACTCCTGGAGTATTAGATACAGCTGGCACAACTATTAAAGCTGCATACGATATACAAAAAGCAAGCGCTGTAAGTGCTAACACACCAATGGCTACAACAGTATTAAAAAATAACGGTGCGGATCTACCTGAGGCTCAAGTACAAGGCTTACTAGCATCATGGAAAGCATCTCGCGCATCACGTAGTACGGCCTATCTCACGAGCACTCTTAGCGTAGAAAATATTGGTTTTAGTCCTAAAGATATGATGTATAACGAGGCATCTCAGTACTTAGCTACAGAAATTGCTCGCGCCATGAACGTACCGGCCTATTACATCTCTGCCGATATGAATAACTCAATGGTGTACCAAAATATTTTAGATGGTCGTAAAGAGTTTGTAGCTTATTCATTACAGCCGTACATCTGTGCTATTGAGGATCGTTTATCTATGAACGATATTACTAACTCATCTAATCAAGTACGTTTCGCTGTAGACGACTCTTTCCTACGTGCAGATGCACGAGAGCGTTTAGATATTATTGAAAAGATGCTAACTCTAGATTTAATTGATGTAAATACAGCCCGACAAATGGAGCAACTAACACCGCTAGGAGATACAAGTGCTACTAACGTTTAGCCAAGAAATTCAGGCAGCCGACACAGAGCGCCGCATCGTATCGGGGCTTATTGCACCGTATGGCGAAGTGGGCTTTACATCTGCCGGCGCTGTCGTATTCGAGCGCGGATCTATTGCTATCCCGGATCCGTCTAAAATCAAATTACTATCGCAGCACCAACAGGATAAGCCTGTAGGTCGCGCGATCTCTTTTAGTGACTCAACAGAGGGCGTATACGGATCGTTTAAGCTTTCGAGTAGCTCTCGGGGACAAGATGCGCTCGTATTAGCTCAGGAAAACCTAGTAAGTGGCTTATCCGTAGGGGTCGATGTAACTGCCTCTAAGCCAATGGGCGAGTATCTGTTAGTAACGGCGGCGGTCCTCAAAGAGGTTAGCCTCGTAGAGAGTGCGGCCTTTTCAAGCGCATCCGTAACTGATATTGCAGCGGCTCGAGCAGCACTCGAGGCAGCTACAAGCACAAAAACTACAACGATTAATACGACCATCGTAGAGATCGAAACCGAAACCGAAACCGAAAGCGAGGATGTCATGACGACAGCCCCAGAAACAACGCCGGATATCCCGGCGGAAGCACCGGCCGAGGCTGCCCCTCTAGAGGCATCTCGCCAAATTATCCGACCATCCGTATTAGACTCTCAGCGCGTACGTACTCCTATTGTTTCAATGGGCGCATATACAGAGCATAAGATTAGAGCTGCACTCGGTAACGAGGACTCAAAGCTTTATGTAACAGCCGCCGATGACTCTTTCTCTACAAATCCGGGTTTTAATCCGACTCAATACCTTTCAGAATTTCCAACTAATACACGTTTTGGTACTCCATCTATTGATGCTTGCTCAAAAGGAGTCTTGCCAGCTAACGGTATGACAATAAATGTGCCCTCACTCGTTACGAGTGCCGGTGGTCAGAGTGGCGTAGCACCTGTTGTAACAGTTGAGGCAGAGGCCGGAGCTGTACAAAATACGGGTATGGTCACGGAATATTTATCCGGGACTGTATCTAAGTACTCTGGAATGAATACCATCAGCATCGAGCTTCTCGAAAGAGGATACGGCGATGGTAACTTCTTTAGCGAGCTAACTAATCAGCTACAAAATGCTTACCTAAAGACACTCGACACAACTGTAAACGCTGCACTCGTTACAGCCGGTACTGTTGCTACAACGGCTCAAGCTGCTACATCTGCCGGCATTATCGGATACGCATCCGAAGCGGCTCGCCTTGTATATGAGGCAACTGGATACTTTGCTAATAACTACATTGCTAACGGTGCACAATGGCAGCTACTAACTGGGGCTACAGACTCAACAGGTCGCCCAATTTACTCAGCATCTCAGCCAATGAACGCCGGCGGTCTAGTACAGCCGGGCTCTATTCGTGGAAACGTACTAGGTCTCGATTTATACGTGGACAAGAATTTTGCAGCTACTACAGTCGTAGACGACTCTGCAATTATCTTGGCTCCTGAGGCCTTTACTGTTTATCAGTCACCGCAGGCATACATGTCTGTAAACGTTGTAAGCAACCTACAGGTACAGGTAGCGATCTATGGCTACATGGCAACTATTGCCAAGATGCCTAAGGGAATTATCCGCTACAACTTCACCTAAGCAATAACCCTAATAGTCGGTAGGGCTCTTAGCCCTTTGAGCCCTACCGGCCCTATTAAGTAAAGGAGTAAACAAGTGCCAGCTACATACGTCACCGAGGCCGAGCTTCGTGCGAATTTAGGAATTGAAAACCTTTATTCGTCGGATATCGTAGAGACGTGCTGTCAGGCTGCTCAAGATTTACTTAATCAATTTTTATGGTTTGACTCAGCATCCGTAGTAGGTACAGCTCTACAAAATAACGTAGCTACTGTAATGGTTGCTAACCCTGCAATCTTTAGTACGGGCGACTCTGTAACCTTGAGTGGATGCGGCTCAACTTTTAACGGCACCTACACGATTACCGGCACGATCCCATGGACAGCCGGCACGACTACACAGTTTCCATCTATAGCCTTTAATACCCGTTACTTTAATTACCCTAACGGTTACAGCTTTATCCAATATGCCAAGGTTGCAGCTAACGCTAATTTTACGCGAGTACTACCTTACGGCTCAGTTGTAGGAGCAGATACAAAGACTAACTCTTATGCCACTACCCCGGCCGTACGCGAGGCCGCGATGATCCTTGCTACTGATATTTTCCAAGCGCGCCAAGTCTCACAGACAGGCGGCGTAACTATCGATGGTTTTAGCCCTAGCCCTTACCGTATGGGTAACTCGATGATAGGCAAGATACGAGGCCTCATAGCTGGATATACAAACCCGAACACGATGGTCGGATAATGCCAGCAGCCATAACCACGCTTAGAGCCTCACTAGCTGCCGCTCTAGCTAACGCGAACGTATGGAATACCTATAGCTTTCCACCGCCAACCATTACGGCTAACTCTGTAATCGTGGCGCCTAACGATCCATACATAACACCTACAAATAATACAAACGTAGGTATATCTCCTATGGCTAATTTTAAGATTATTTTTAATGTGCCTCTCCTGGACAATGCCGGGAATTTACAAGGGATCGAAAGTACGGCGGTAGCAGTCTTTAATAAATTAGCAGCCTCTACGATCGTAATGAATATTGCAGCTATGAGTGCTCCCTCTGTATTAGACGTACAGAGTGGCACACTTCTAACCGCATCTTTTGACATCCAAATACTAACGAGCTGGAGTTAAGCATGAGCCTAACAGACGAGGATATCGCCTTTCTTATCAAGATAGGACAGAT